ACGGCATGATGGGTACTGGCGTACTTGGTTTCGACGAAATCAATATGTCGCAGTCCATCAAGCAGTTCACCACTGGTTCGCGTACTGCAACCGGCGGTTCGACTTCGGCTGCTGTCACGTCGGAAGGCGCGACCACCATTGCCATCACTGGCGCTGGTACAAGCACAACCGTCAAGGCTGGCGACGTGTTCACTGTAGCTGACTGCTATGCAGTTAACCCACAGACCCGTGAAAGCACAGGTTCGTTGTTCCAGTTCGTTGCTCTTGCAGACGTTGCGCTTTCGAGCGGCGGTGCCGGCAACATCACTGTTGCTCCGGTCTACTCGGCTGGTCACGCGCTTGCCACTGTCAACACACTGCCCGGCAACAGCAAGGCAATCGTGTTCGTCGGTGCGGCTTCTACGCAATACGCGCAGAACCTCGTATACCACAAGGACGCTATCACCTTCGCAACCGCCGACCTTCTGCTCCCACAGGGCGTGGATATGGCTTCGCGTCAGGTACACAACGGCATCTCGCTTCGCGTTGTTCGTCAGTACGACATCAACAACGACCGTATGCCTTGCCGTATTGACGTTCTGTATGGCTACAGCACGATCCGTCCGCAAATGGCCGTCCGGATGTGGGGCTAATTTAATCATGGCCTCCGGTTCGCCGGAGGCCAAACATTTTAAAGGATTTATATCATGGCTATTCTACCTAATGGCGCCGGCGGTTATCAAGTTGGCGACGGCAACCTCGGCGAAGTCACGCTGGGTGTATCCGCTATCCCTACTGCGTACACCGCAGCAGCTACACTGACCACGGCTGATCTGTCCGGCGGCGCAGTTGTATACACGTCAAGCAGCACTGCTGACCTTGCGCTTCCTGCTGTTAGCGTTGTTGACGCTGACATCAGCAGCGCCAAAGTTAACTCGTCGTTTGAGTTTGCTTTGATCGCAACCAGCACCGGCGTACCTACAATCACCGCTGGCACAGGCTGGACGTTGGTTGGTTCGGGCGCAGGCGTTGCATCCAAGAGCGTACTGTTCCGTGCTGTTAAAACCAGCGCGACAACGTACAATCTGTACCGTATCGCTGGCTAATGGGTTTGCCCCGGCTACGGTCGGGGCTTCCTTTTCAGGAGAAAATCAATGGCTAATACAAAATCTATCGGCGTCGCTTTCCTTGACCAAAACATCGACGGCGCCGATTTCGTTTATGTTGATAGCGAACTCGGCTACACCGCCGCAGCACAAGGTACGGTCACGCAGGGCGTTAGCAAAGCCGAACCCGTCACGCTGAACAAGTCCGCTGGTCAAATCACGATGAACGGCGCACAGTTGAACGCAGCGACCAACGTGACGTTCACGCTGAACAACAGCACGATTGGCACCAAAGACGTTACCATTTTGAACGTTGCTGCGGGTGCCACTGCTGGTGCATATAACTGCTGGATTTCCAGCAAGGCTACTGGGTCATGCACCATCACCGTTCGCAACATCAGCGGCGGTAACTTGAGCGAAGCAGTAGTGATTAACTTTGCGGTTATCCACTGCGTTTAACTAATTTGGACGGCTTTCGGGCCGTCCATTTTACGGAGTTTCTATGGCTGTTATCTATCTTGTTCACGAAGTTCACGGCGCAAAAGTTGCTATTTCAGAAGAAGAAGCGATTTGTGATGAAGATTTTGGCTGGACACGCTATAATCCTGACGCGCCTGTAGAGGCGTCAGTAAACGAAATGCCGGCGCGCAACAGTCGCCGCCGCACAACGCAGGAAGACTAACCAATGGAAACGGCTGGGGACATAATCAACGGTGCGCTTAGGCTGCTAGGCGTTCTGGCAGAAGGCGAAGTTCCATCGGCTGAAACGTCGCAAGACGCACTGCGCGCCATGAACCAGATGATTGATAGCTGGAACACAGAGCGCCTGTCCGTCTTCTCGACGCAAGACCAAGTATTTACATGGCCCGCCGGCTTGATCAGCCGCACGCTTGGGCCTTCCGGCGACTTTGTCGGCAACCGCCCTGTCCTGCTTGATGACTCGACGTACTTCGTCCAGCCCGGCACCGGCGTCAGCTACGGCATCAAATTCATCAACCAGCAGCAGTATGACGGCATTGCGGTCAAGACGGTCACGTCTACATTCCCGCAAGTTATCTTTGTCAACATGACGTATCCTGACATTGAAATGTTTGTCTATCCGCGCCCCACAGCCGACCTGACATGGCATTTCATTTCGGTTGAAGAACTGACGCAGCCAGCGTCGCTGGCGACCATATTGTATTTCCCGCCCGGCTATCTGCGTGCGTTTCGCTATAACTTGGCGTGCGAAATGGCACCTGAGTTTGGCGTTGAACCTTCGTCACAAGTCCGCCGTCTGGCAATGGCGTCGAAGCGTAACATCAAGCGCATCAACAACCCCGACGACATTATGTCGATACCGTACAGCCTCATCGCTTCACGTCAGCGGTTCAACATTTACGCAGGCAACTACTAATGAAAACGCCGATCCTTGGGTCGGCGTATGTCGCTAGAAGCGTCAACGCCGCCGACAACCGCATGGTTAACCTGTTTCCTGAGATTGTCCCTGAAGGCGGCAAGGAGCCAGCGTTCCTTCAGCGCGCGCCGGGGCTGACTGCACTGGCTACGATCGGCAGTGGCCCTATCCGCGGGCTGTGGACATATGGTAGTTATGGCTATGCGGTGTCTGGTACAACACTGTACCAAATTGACAACAACTGGAACGCGATAGCCAAAGGCAGCGTAGCTGGCTCCGGCCCTGTCAGCATGGCTGACAACGGCACGCAGCTATTCATTGCGGCTAACCCTTTAGGTTACATATACAACGTTAACACTGATGTGTTTCAGCAGATTACCGATGCTGACTTCCCCGGAGCAGGCACGGTTGGTTACATCGACGGCTATTTCACGTTCAACGAACCCGGCACGCAGAAGATTTGGGTTACGCAACTGCTCGACGGCACTAGCGTTGACCCGCTAGAGTTCTCTAGCGCCGAAGGCAATCCAGACAATGTGGCCGCTATCTTTGTGGACCACCGCGAAGTCTGGGTGTTTGGCACCAATTCGACCGAAGTCTGGTATGACGCAGGGTTGCTCGACTTTCCGCTGGCGCGTATTCAAGGTGCGTTTAATGAACTGGGCTGCGCTGCCCCGTACAGCATCGCCAAGATGGACAACCAAGTCTACTGGCTAGGTAAGGACGCGCGCGGTCAGGGTATCGTCTACAAGGCCGCGGGCTACATCGGCCAGCGTGTGTCTACACACGCTATCGAATGGCAGATGCAAGAGTATGCCGACCTGACAGACGCTGTTGGCTACACGTACCAGCAAGACGGTCACAGCTTCTACGTTCTAAACTTCCCCACCGCCGACACCACGTGGGTGTATGATGTCGCCACTGGTGCATGGCATGAGCGGGCGTCGTTCGCCGCTGGCGAGTTTAACCGTCACCGCGCCAATAACCAGATGTTCTTTAACAACACTACAGTTGTCGGCGACTACCAGAACGGCAAAATTTACGAGTTTGACCTGAACGTGTACGCTGATGATGGTGAACCGCAGAAATGGTTGCGGTCGTGGCGCGCGCTGCCCACAGGCGCTAACAACCTCGCGCGTACTATCCAGCACTCCATGCAGCTTGACTGCGAGACAGGTGTGGGGCTAAATACCGGCCAAGGCAGCGACCCGCAAGTTATGCTGCGCTTCTCTGATGACGGCGGGCATACATGGTCCAGCGAACATTGGAAGTCGATGGGGGCTATTGGTAAGTTTGGCAAGCGTACCATTTGGCGCCGTCTTGGTGCGACGATGAAGATACGTGACCGCGTTTACGAAGTGTCTGGCACAGACCCTGTACGGATTTACATCATGGGTGCTGAACTGCTACTTAGCGGAACGAATGCCTGATGGCACTGGCGCCAATCAACCCCACCCAGCTAACGCCGCCGCGTGTTGAGTTTATCGACCCGCGGTCAGGCGCGATTAGTCGTGAGTGGTATCGGTTCTTTTTGTCGCTGTTGACCGCGACGCAGACCAACCAAGATGAAACTACTCTGGTGCCAGACACAGCATCGCTGTTAGCCACCTATGACGCCATGCTGGCAACTACTACCCAAGCAACCGAAGTTACATCTGACGGTATGGTGGCAAGCCTAGAAAGCAGTCTGAACAACCTGCAAAATTCTTTTGATGTTACACCACCCAATCTTGGCGGTAGTGTCACTTCGGTGGCTGCGTCTGGCGGCGCGACCGGCCTGACCTTTACTGGGTCACCGATTACGACGAGTGGTACCCTTACCCTTGGCGGAACGCTGGCGGTAGCCAATGGCGGCACGGGGCAGACTTCGTACACTGACGGCCAGCTTCTGATTGGCAACACAACCGGCAACACGCTAACCAAAGCCACTCTAACCCCCGGCAGCGGCGTATCTATCACTAATGGTGGGGGTTCAATAACTATCTCTGCAACTGGCAGTGGCGGAACGGTTACGAGCGTTTCTGTTGTTTCGGCAAACGGCTTTGCAGGAACCGTGGCTACTGCGACAACGACGCCTGCAATCACTTTATCCACTTCAGTTACTGGTCTGGTAAAGGGTAATGGAACAGCCTTGTCCGCCGCTATAGCGGGAACTGACTATGTTGCGCCCGGCGCAATCACCACAAGCGGCCTTACAATGGCCACAGCGCGTATTCTGGGGCGCACAACGGCAAGCACTGGGGCGGTAGAAGAAATTACTGTCGGTACTGGCTTATCGCTTTCTGGCGGTTCTCTATCTAACTCAGCGCCAGATCAAATCGTATCTTTGACGGGGGCTGGCACGACAGTTGTATCTGGGACGTATCCCAGCTTCACGATTACATCTAACGATCAGTATGTCGGCACTGTAACCAGTGTCAGCGGCACGGGAACTGTCAACGGCATTACGCTGACAGGAACGGTAACCTCTTCAGGATCACTCACGCTTGGCGGAACGCTTTCGGGTGTCAGCCTTACAAGCCAAGTTACAGGCACACTACCTGTCACTAACGGTGGTACAGGCACGGCCACGGCCTTTACCGCTGGCTCCGTTGTCTTCGCAGGCGCTTCGGGCGTATACACACAGGACAACGCTAACCTGTTCTGGGACAACACCAACGACCGTCTAGGTATTGGTACGGCTTCGCCAGCATATAGGCTGGATGTTTCTGGTGTTGCCCGCGCATTTGAAAGCGCGTCCGCAGGAACAAGCAATCTTGTGTCTGCCAATACCAGCACCGCAAACAATACCACAAAATACACTAGCCTTTTGTTTCAAGGCGTGGACACTGTTGGAACACTGAAAAGCGCGGGGCTTGTTTTATCAGGCCCAGCGGATGTCAACTATGTTGGCTCTTACATGGCGTTTCAGACGCGCATTTCGGACGCCGTTGCAGAGCGTATGCGTATTGATGCTAATGGATACTTGCTGGTTGGGGCAACAAGTTCAGAAGGCCCAGCAAGAATATCGTCGGTTAGCACTGCTTCTGGCACTGCGTGTGTATCCTACCGCAATTCGTCCGGCGCTGGTAGCTATTTAGCGCTTTTTATCAATGCTGCCAACAGTGCATTTATCGGCAGCATAACTAACAACGCTGACACTGGTGTTTTATACAACATCACATCTGACGTTCGCCTAAAAGAAAACATAGCCAACTCGGACGATGCTGCCAGCCTGATAGACGCGCTTCAGGTGCGTAAGTTTGATTGGAAGGGTAGTAGTGTCCATCAACGCTACGGCTTTATTGCACAGGAACTACTTGAGGTTGCACCAGAGGCTGTCTACCAGCCAGAAGACCCAGAAGATATGATGGCCGTGGACTATTCAAAATTGGTTCCAATGCTGGTAAAAGAACTGCAATCGCTTCGCGCGCGTGTAGCACAATTAGAAGGAGAGTAACCGTGGCCGTTTCTATCAGTAACATCATCCCCGCCAAGACCGCGGAGAACACTCAGACAACGCAGTACACGTCGAACGGCGTGCAGACGATCATCGACAAGTTTACTGCGACTAACTACAGCGCGACCGCCGCAACAATCAGCGTCAACCTGATTACGGCTGCTGGCAGCGCGACGGACAGCAACTTGATCGTCAAGACCAAAACGCTCCAGCCGTCCGAGACTTACACCTTTCCTGAACTGGTCGGCCATGTGCTGCCGAACAATGGCTTCGTCAGCACCATCGCTGGTACGGCATCAGCAATCAACATCCGCGCGTCAGGTCGTCTGGTTAGCTAATGCAGAATTTTCTGCGCCTTGCAGACAATGTGGATACTATTCCGGTCATGCGCGAACTGGCTACGCAACCTGAGTTGTGGGACCAGAACACGCTGCGGACGCAGCACCCTGACACGGCTCACGCTGACGTAAGCGACATCTGGCTTTGGTTTAATGAAGTGCCGACAAACCCTGAAGCGGTTGTTAACGACATTCAGACAATAGCATATCCGGCGTGGACGCAGTTGCCGTCGCTGCGTCGGCTGGTGCTAGACCTTATGCGCCGCGTCGATGGCGTGCAGCTTGGCCGCTGCATTGTCACTAAGTTGCCGCCGGGCGGTCAGATAACGCCGCACGTTGACGGCGGTG